ATGCGTATCGAACAAGAACTTAAGTTAGGTTTCAAAGATGTACTCTTCCGTCCGAAGCGTTCTACCCTTAAAAGCCGTTCTCAAGTTGAATTAACCCGCGATTTTACATTCAAGCATAGCGGTCGTCAATGGTCTGGTACTCCAGTAATTGCTGCTAACATGGATTCGGTAGCAAGCTTTGAAATGGCAGCTGCTCTAGCAGAGCACGGTGTTATGACTGCAGTACACAAGCACTACACAGTAGAGCAGTGGGCTGAGTTCGCTAAAACAGCAGACAAGAAAACACTGAACAACGTATTTGTATCAACAGGTACATCTGAAGCTGAGTTTGAGAAAACTAAGCAAATCATGGCGCTTAGCGAAGACTTCGTATTTATCTGTATTGATATCGCTAACGGCTACTCAGAGCACCTAGTTGAGTACGTACAAAAAGTGCGTGCAGAATTCCCGAACAAAGTTATCTCTGCGGGTAACGTTGTAACAGGTGACATGGTTGAAGAGCTAATCCTAGCGGGCGCAGACATCGTTAAGGTTGGCATCGGCCCTGGTTCAGTTTGTACTACACGTGTTAAAACAGGTGTTGGTTACCCTCAACTATCTGCAATCATTGAGTGTGGCGACGCGGCACACGGCCTTGGCGGCATGATCATCGGTGACGGTGGCTGTTCATGTGCGGGTGACGTATCTAAAGCGTTCGGCGGCGGTGCTGACTTCGTAATGCTAGGCGGCATGCTAGCAGGTCACTCTGAGTCAGGCGGTGAAGTAGTAGAGCAAGACGGTAAGCAATACATGAAGTTCTACGGCATGTCTTCACAGTCGGCTATGGACAAGCACTCAGGTGGTGTTGCTAAGTATCGTGCTGCAGAAGGTAAAACTGTTTTACTTCCATACCGTGGTTCAGTTCACAACACAATTTCAGACATCCTTGGCGGTGTACGTTCAACTTGTACATACGTAGGCGCAGCAAAGCTTAAAGAGCTAACTAAGCGTACGACTTTCATCCGTGTACAAGAGCAAGAGAACAACGTATTCGGTAAAGAGTAACGTTTAAAACACTTGTTTAAAAATTTAAGAATTGAGCCACTTTAAAGTGGCTCTTTTTTTACCTGAAATTTGGCAAGTGGCGACAAAGTGGCGACAGCCGAGCAAAAAATTTTGTGGCGACAGGTTACAGGTTAGAAAGAGGGTTATGGATGATTGCTTCAGATAGGTGATCAGGTGCGAAGTGGGCATAGCGCATTGTCATGCTGATATCGGCGTGGCCTAGAATGTCCCTTAGCACTAAAATATTGCCGCCATTCATCATGAAGTGACTTGCGAACGAATGACGCAAAACATGGGAGGCTTGCCCTGAGGGCAGGGTGATGCCCAGTTTATTCTTCAATATGTAGCAGAAAGGTGTATAGCACTCTTCAAATAGCTTCCCTGAGGTTGGTTTGTATATCTCGTTGTAAAGCTCTTCAGAGATGGGTATAGAGCGATTCTTCTTAGTCTTGGTGTTGGTGAAGGTAACTTTATATTTGCTTAACTGAGAGCCTTTCAGCTGAGCTGCTTCATTCCAGCGAGCCCCAGTGGCAAGGCATAGCTTCACTATTCCCTGCATGTCTGTTCGGTTGTGTTTAGATACGTGTTCAAGCAATAAAATAATGTGCTCTTTATGAAGAAAAGACATGGTACGTTCGTGATCTTTAAATGGCTTTACTTCTTCTAAAGGATTTGGCCCTTTCCACTCTCCAATTTCCTTCAACTTAGCAAACATAGCCTTGAAGCGCGCGAGTTCTGAATTTAGCGTTGCGATACTAGGCGCCCCTTTTTGCCAGCGCGCATCAACAAAGCTAATTTGCCCACTCATTCGGTTACTTCTAAATTCAGAGTATGTTTTTGCAACGAAAACGGTCGCTACAGGGTTATCCATCGCGTTAGCCATTCTTAGAAACTTACTATGAATGACACTGCCATTAGCAAGGGTTGCACCGTAGTGGGAGTACCAAAGCTCAATAAGTTGAGACAGCCTTCTGTGATCCGGCTTGTCTCCCATCCAGGGCTTATCGTCAATCTCTTTCATTGTGTGAAGCTCAAAAGCCTTGGCTTCGCCCTTAGTGGCAAACTTCTTACGAACTCGCTTACCTGTCCTCCCGCTTGGGTAACATTCGCAGATCCAAGGTTTGGCCGAGCCATCTTTCAAATTGCGTACTGACATAATTAAGCCTAAAATAACTGTATATAAAAACAGTATAATTCGGGCTAAAACGTAGAACAATGTTTTATATCGGACAAAAAGCACAGGTTAGACTCCTTTCTCAAAGTGCTAAGAAAGTTAATAGGTTCTGCTATGTATCAATCAATTCATGTGACTGCTGGTTACAGTCATTTCAAAATCAACAGTGATGGTCCAATTGGGGTTAGTAAGAAGAACCAAGGGGTGATTGATGCGCTTTTGAAGCTAGGTGATCGATTTACGGCGCCATTTGGTGGTTTTATAGAAGCAGAGAACGTAGTGGGTTTGAAGTGGGTAAAGCTGGTCGATATAAAGTATCTGTGTACCGATGATGAAGCCAAAACTATCGAGTACGTGATACAGAAAGACCATTATGTAGTGGGGACGTATCAAGACCGAAAGCTGTATATTTTATTGTTTGGTGGAGAACCAAAGCACCATCAGATTAAAGGCTTTGAAGAAGATGGCAAAAACAATGTGTTTGGGTTGTTTTGATGAACAAAACATCTTACTGGCTAACAATTCTGCATGTATGAAATTACCTTAAGCGTATAGTCAAAATATATTGCCACCAGGGTTAAGCCTGGTATGATTGCCAGGCTTTTTATTAATAGTTGTGGTAATCATGGAAACAGGTGAAGTTCTAGTAATCGACCTATTCGCGGGGCCTGGTGGGCTTGGCGAAGGCGTGTCGTCAGTAACGCATGAAAATGGTAATTTACCGTTTAAAATTGGCGTGTCAGTCGAAAAGGAACCATCTGCGCATAAAACCCTCACTACCAGAGCTTTCTATAGAAAAATTCAAGGTGCTGAAAATGGTTTGGATAGTTATAACGCGTACTTAAACGGCGAACTAACGCGTGAGCAACTTTTTGAATTGTATCCTCAGCAAGCAGAAGAAGCTCAGCAAGAAACATTGCTTACCCCTCACGCATTAGGTGATGACAATGAAGAAATACATCAGTGCATTAGAGATTTAGTAGAAGAGCACGGTGATGACCGCCCAAGAATTGTTATAGGTGGTCCTCCTTGCCAAGCATACTCACTTGCTGGTCGTTCACGCAATGCAGGCATAGAGGGCTATACGGCAGAAAAAGACCATCGTAACTTTTTATATAAAGAGTACTTAAAAGTACTTTCTATTGCTCAGCCTGACGTTTTTATCATGGAAAATGTTCGCGGCATTCTCTCAGCAAAAATTGATGGGGAAGTAATGTTCCCTCGTATTTTGAAAGACTTGCGAGCTCCAGGTCGAATCACAAAAATTGCTACCCCAAGGTATAAAGTTTTTTCATTAGTAGTAGACACTGAAAACGTAAATAATCCTTCATATGATGACCCTACGGACTTTCTGATTAAAGCTGAGAACTATGGTGTTCCTCAAGCTCGCCACCGTGTGATCTTGTTGGGTGTTCGTGCTGACGTTGAAGGAGTTCCAAGGACACTGGCGCGAAGAGAAACGCAAACGACAGTAGAGCAAGTTTTGTCTGATTTGCCTAAGCTGAGAAGTGGTTTTTCTAAGCGTAAAGATGAAGTAGAAGAATGGGAAAGAGCAGTTTCAAAGAATGGAACTCAAGTTAAGAAGTTGCTGAAAAAGCAATTTAAGAATGCTCAAGATTTAGATCTTAAGCCTTTTAAAAAGCTTAACAGAAGTGAGATTCAGCCAGTAACTCACCCAGAAAAAATGCCAATTCACCTTATTCAGTGGTATCGCAATAATGCTCCAACGTGTGTGCTTAATCATGAGACTCGCGGCCATATGGAAAGTGATTTGCTTCGTTATGCATACAGCGCTGCATATACAAAGCTAAGCGGTGGAACCTCTCCTAAGGCAAAAGATTTTCCAGACGCTCTTGCTCCTGCTCATGAAAACTGGAAGTCAGGCTCTCATGCTGACCGCTTTAGAACTCAAGCTGCAAATAAGTGCTCGACCACGGTAACTAGCCACATTTCAAAAGATGGGCATTACTTTATTCACTACGACCCTAAGCAGTGCCGCAGTTTGACCGTTCGTGAAGCCGCTCGCTTACAAACGTTTCCTGATAACTACAAATTTGAAGGAAATCGTACACAGCAGTATGTGCAGGTAGGAAATGCTGTGCCGCCATACTTGGCACAGCAAATTGGTGAGGTTGTGATGGAGTTACTTAACTGACATCACTCTGGATGAGAATAGTCAGGAGTTCCGATTCGACTAAAGTGTGACCCTAGTCGCTCGACGAATGAAGGAACGAACTCATTTGATAACCTCGCATATTTTCCTTCTATAAATCGTGCAACGGCGTCAGAGTCAGACTCCGGTATATATATAAGCCTTTCAAAATGAGCATGTAAAGGGCCATAGCTTCCAGAAGTAGGTTGTTTCACAGCAGGCAGTATATGAAGTGAAATTTTACCTCCATTTGGTGGAAGTAATTTATTTTTAATAGCTAGCTGCCTTTTTTCCGCCTTATCAGCTTTTAGGTGTTCTTTTTCTGCATCTTCCAATGCTGATTCCGCTTGCTTCAGTTCTTCTTCAGCGACACGTTCATCTCTCTCTAGCCCAAGCTGCAGCTCAACGTTTTCAACTATCTCTGAATGCAGCTTAGACAAAACCTCTGAGTCTGTAGTTTTGCTTTTTTCTGCTATTCCACGGTTTACTTGAGTTTTAACTACATTTTTTGCTTTAATGCTGCTCTGATAAGTCTTTCTCAATGGTGGTATGGATTTTTTGAGATCTTTTACTAGCTGACCCTTTTCTTTGAGCTTATCACTTAACTCCGACAGTTTATCTTCCTCCCTTAGGAGGTTTTCTGACATATCTTCAAGCTCAACAAACTGATAGTAACTGTTTTTCTTCTGAGCTATTTCACACCGTGGCGTGACCAGTATGTAGTGATGACCATCAACTACTGTTATATCACCCGTGTCTAACGCCCCCTCAATCATAGGCCCAGTGAAGTAGTACTCTTCAGGGTGCACTTTTTCTGTTTCATTAAGGAATGATGCATGTAAGTGAGTCGCCATATGACGGATAATTGCTTTATCAGTATGATCAGAAGCATCTTGTTCCCATAAACTCCAACGAGGCCCAATAGCAGAATAGAAATGTTCGGCCTTAGATTTACTAAACTGACTTTTTATTGTGATGATTGATTTCAATAGATTTTGCTTTGACGCTAGATCCTCAAGCACCTCTGATTTTGGCTTCGCTGAACGATCAATTAACTCAATATAGTCATCTAAGTGTTTAGGAATGTCTGCATCTGTTTGCTGGGCAGTATAAACCCATGCAAGACACATCGTAGAGTCCATAATATCTTCCAAGACTTTATTACCTGCAGTGTTATCTTCATTGTCTTGGCCATCATCGTCTTTTAATCCGATATCGATAATCGCAGCCGAAAAATTGAAAGTACTAAGGTGTTCTCTCGCTTCTTTGTGAGTCCTAGCGAACTTAGAAACAAACCTTAAACCTCTTCCAACTCTTTCTGAGTGTAGGTTGAAACCGGCTAAAGCATCTTCCCACTCTTCTAATTGAGTCTTTTTATCTTCAACAATTAATAGATTAATGCGTTGCACTGCTCGCCTCTCCTTCAGCCTGCGTCGGAATTGTTAAAATGAATGTTGTATCTTCACAGCTAGAATCAAACTCAAGATCACCATTACTATTTCGCATAGCTTCTCTTGCAATCACCAAACCTAGGCCGTGTCCCGCCGTCTTTAAAGTAAAGCCAGCATTAAATAGGCGTTCATGATGAACAGGTACAATTTGAGGGCCATTATTGGAAACATAAATGCTTAAAACGTCACTATCACTTTCAATAGTAATCGTAATTTTTCTCTCTTCAGACTCTTCAGTATTTAGCCAATGAGTAGCATTCGTTACTAAGTTCAGTAATGCTGCCTGAAGATCCCCTTCAAACCCAAAGCATTTGACCGAAGAGGGTATGTCATATTCAACAAATACTTCCGCGTCAGATCGAATTGTGTCAGTGAGTCGCTCAACTTTCTCAATAACATCCACAAGGACAAATTCATGAGGTTTGGCTCTCTTTCTGCCTGATATCGGGTCAATATCATCAAATAGCTTATGGATACCGTCAGCCCCTATCTTCATCCGTTCAAGAGTTCTAGGTAATCGCTCACGTGCATGATCGCCAAATTTATCTTCTAAAGTAAGAGCATCAGCAAATTGCTCAAAGAATATGTTAGCTTCCTGTACAGGAGAGATATATGTTCGCCCCTCATGTAGCACTTGCGCAACAACGTTACCCAGCGATACGCGTGACTCTAGCAATTTAAGGTACTTATCCATCCCTTTTAATACTTTATCCATATTGTTGGATGTTTTGTTAACAACAGTTTGGATTGCTTGTTTCTCTTCGGCGTTTAGGGCATGACTAGATTTAATTGCATCAGAAATGTTGTCTAAGGATGCAATTTCAAATGCTGTTGTGAAGTCTTTTTTTGGGGCCCTGCTAATTTCTGCTTTTTCTCTATAACCAAAACGGGCAGCTTCAATGTTAAGCAATAGATTAGTTACTAGTGACTTTAAACGAGAGAATGACCCATTTTGTTCTAAACCCTCTCGGCTACTTCTTTCAACTAAACCAGAGCTTACTTCATCAGAGATTGAGATTGAGCCACCAATTTGTGCATGACCAATACGGTGAGAAGGATTCTGAACACGTCGTTTTTCTAGGTTAAGCCAATCATGATCATGATGACCATACGGCCTTACACGGAATGAATTCCTATAGATACCAATACCAGTGTTGTCTGCAATAAATTTTCTTGCTTCCTTTAAACTGAATGCATCGTAGTTTAACCCCATTACTTTAAACAAACGTTTAATGGAGTCTGCTTCTAAATCATACAGTTTTAATTCAATATCGACTGGACCACATGACTTCTCATTTTGATTCAGCTCAGGTGATTTCAACTCTATTGGTACTGGAACCTTATCGCCACGCAAAATCTTGAGTGTTCCAGAAAAAACACCAGCTTCATCAAACTTGCCTTTTACGTGGTAATCACAATGCTCGCCAAGAGAAAAGGGTCTAATTGTATTATCCTCTTCCTCTTTTTCCTTCTTCTTCTCGGAAAGTAGCTCTTCTGGAGTCTCTTCTTCTTGAACCTCTTCTTTAGTAAGAGATTGCACAGTTCGGTTATTTTGTTGGAAAAAAGCCCGACCATCGAAGTCATATGGTGAAAAAGCTTGATAAGGAACATCTTGTCGTTTTTTCGCTTTCTTCAATGACTCTAGATACTCCGCTCTTTCTTCGGACTGAACGTAAGCCGAAAGGTCCAAAGCAATATCAAACGAGTTATCTTCATGTGTCTGAGGAGTGGCTAAACGTCGGAGTTCATGAATGAGTTCTTCAAGCCTTGTTTCTCCCCAGACATCATTCAGTTCTGTAACTTTTATGCTGACGCCAGTTACTTCACCTTCGGGCGATAAAGGCTCTTTTCGAATATCGATATCAATGTCTTCTAGGTACTTCACTGACTCGAATACTTCCCAGTCAAGATTCAAGATACTTTTTTCCAAGACATCCTTAACTCTTGCCACGGAGGTTATTTCAATCTTTTTACCAAGCCTAGCCGAAGCAAATCGTCCTACGCCTTTGGCTCCCAAAACATCACGCTTGCCAGAACGAGAGGTTTTCTTCTTCGCCTTTATATCTGTTGCTGGTTCTAACCATACATTAATCATTTCCTCATAAGTCATGCCATGACCTTTGTCGCTAATCTCAATGTAGCCGTGAGTTTCTACTGGGAGTTCAAAATTGCCATCTTTATGCTGCGGAGGAACGATCTTAACTTCAACAACTGGAGAGTCTGCATCATATGAGTTCTTAACCAACTCAATGATGGCAGCTTCAGGGCCACTAATTAGTTTGTCGCCTATGGTACGAATAAGCCTTGCTCTTGGTTTTAATTTAGCCACGTTTAACCTCAGAGTTTTGTATATTTTCTACGGTTACCGACTTTCTCGGTCTCGAGAATGCCTTCTTTGAGAAGGATGCCGAGCACGCTGTAGGTAAGGTAGTCTTGTTGGTTTCCGTTGTGATCTGATTGTAGCCCCAAGTAATGAGCGCAATCTGAGTTATAGATCCCTTCCGGGTTTTCTTCTGACAACGAGATGATTGAATCTTTAAGTAGTTTTAGCCCTAACTGCGCTTTTTCAATAGCACCATTGGGGACGGTAACTTGTTCATTTATTTTTCGATTAATCGAGCGTGGTATTACGGTGTTGTATAACGAACCTCCAGTTTCGACTGTTCCGAAGCTGGAAATTAGTTCTAATTCAATTTGAAGAGCCTGTTCCTCTGATAGTCCCTCTACCATCTTTGAAATGATCGGGGTGCATCCAGAATCTAAAATCTCTTGAATGAATTTTCCTTTGCGTGTCTCATCGACCTTTTTAAGGTGATCGGTTGCTCGACTGCCAGTACCTTTACCAATATAAAATACTTTAGCTGGCTTTTCTCTCGGGTCTTTTAGAGAGTAGACGTAATAAGTGTTAGACATCCATCAATTCCTCTCCATCACCAACGCAACTCTACCCACAACCCTCACTTCATCTTCCTCAACTGTTAGAGTCGAGCCATTAAAGCTGATTGCTAGTTTCTTACCTGGTAAGCGCTGAATGTCGTTTAGAGACAGTAGGCCGTCCATATCCACTAAGTAAGTGCCGCTTACTGCTTGGTGAACTTCTTTATCGACAATGAATGTAGTCCCATCGTGCTCGATGCCCATTACATTCAGAACCCCTAGTTTGTCTAAGTAGCCTTTATCAAAAGCTAGCGTTTCATTGCCAATAAGCTTGCCGTTTGAAAGTGAAAAGAGATCAACATCGAAGAGTCTTTTTACTTCGTTTTTCTTAGATGTATGGGTTTTCTTGTCATCAAACGGTTCACCTTCTCCCAAGGCTAGATATTTGATAGAAGCTCCAGTCCTCAAATGAAGTCTCACAATCACTTCGTAAGGGGTTAATCCTCTCTGGTGCCAAGTCGAGATCGTGCCTTTTGACACACCTAAGCACTCTCCAAGCGACTTGAAGTCACTTGTTTTTGTGACGAGCTTCATCCTTTCTGTTACATCTCTACCGCCAATGTACTCAAAAGAGGGTATTTGTTCTTGATATTCACTCATAAAAAGTCTACATTTTCACTCAACGGTTAACCGCGAGGTGCAACTCGCTAGTCCGGTACAACACATTCAATAACATAACAGGATATCACTATGCTCTCATATCAAGTAGTCCTAAATACGCCTTTCATGACGTACGACCAATACTCTCAGTTTTCTGGAATGCCTAAGCGCACCATCATGGATTGGGTCGCCGATGGTCGCTTACCTATTAAAGCTAAAGCAAAAGGTAAAGAAACTCCTCTCATCAACATGATCGCTTTAGTAGAAATGGCGACTCGTGAAGCTATGGAAAAGTTGGGGTAGGCCGTCATGCGTTTATCTTCCCTAATTCCAACCAAGGAGTATTGCCCGTTGTGGCTCAATGTTCTTGGTTGGGGCTTCGTTTTCGTCCCGTTTGTCTTCAATTGAGTATTGGTTATGAACGAAATTGACTCAATGTGCGAATTCCGTAGCTCTAAACAAAAGGCATTTAACGAAGCATGTTGTGCATTTGCGAACTCGGAGAACATGACCAAGTTAGCTAAGGCCGTGGATATGAATGCCACTATGCTGCGTAACAAGCTCAACCCAGAGCAACCGCACATCCTCACCAGTGTTGAACTTGTGATGATCACCAAGGCGAGTGGCAACTTCACCATTCTTAATAGCCTTTTGCTTGGCCTCGGTGTGGTGACCGCACAAATCCCCAATGATGCGAGTGAAGAAACCTTCATCAAACGCGCATTAGAAAACGCGATGCACTCTGGTGACTTGTCTCGTATGGCTTTAGAACATGCAGGACAAGATCGCCTTAGTCGCACTAACAAACACATCATTATCCAAAAGGCACAAGCGGGTATTAGCAACCTTGTGCTTCTTATCAACGATATAGAAAGCCGCACAAAAGGCGTTTCCCCATTCTTAGCCATGAGTGTGGATTTGGTCGCCAACGGTTCGGCTATTCCCGGCTTAAGTTAGAGGAAAATAGTATGTCAGTTGCAACAGTCGAACATTCAAACCTAGATGTACCACCACTAGAAAATCCATGCCCTGATTTGCCTTGTTGGTCTTTGAACCGTGAGCAAAAGGAACGCGGCCTAACGTTTTTAGAGCGAACAAGGAAAGAGCTTGGCGAACGCCAATTGAAGCCGCTTCGTTCACAACGTGAAAAGTTGAAGGCTCAGTTTTCACTGAGTAATTGCAGTGCCGAGCAAATGCGCCTTTCACGCGAAATTAACCGCATTGATGCCAACGCAAAGGATGTTCTTTCGCGCTGGTCATAACCCAGTTACACCCAAGCCAACCTAGCCACTAGGCATTTTGCCTACACCCCTTATCCCTCTTTGATTTAAAGAGGGAGGGTTTTTTATATTCCAAAATTTGAGGAATTGATGATGGGTAACATTGAAGAACATCTATTTAGTCAGTCTTTTAGCCAAATCGCAGAGCGTTTTAATTCAAGCAATCAAGAGCAACAACACCAAGTTCTGATTCAACTCGATGCTATCGCCAAGAAGCAAGAGCCCATTGCAACTCATCGCCCACAAGAAGACGTGTTGGCCGATATTAAAGAAGCGATGGAAAGCGATCGAGCTCGTGTGTTCTTTGGTTATTCATTTCCAAGCTGGTACCGCAACGGTTCGATTGAACAAGTTTCACAGCTTCACCATTGGGTGAATTTAGATATGAGTAACCGCCACCTGTTTCTTGAAATGCTTGGCCTCCGTGACTTAGGCCACTTTGATGATGAAGCGTTATATCAATTCGAGCAGTTCTGTTTATCGGCAGTGGGGGGTTGCTGATGCTGAGTTATGTAGCAGTTGCCCTGAATAGCGGTGGCGGCGTCGTTCGCGATGATGAAACCAACGAAGTGAAGAACGTGCTGTTGGGTGACTTTGACTCACCAGAGCCTGCAATTGATACAGCTTGCGAGTTGTTCAAATGCCATCACGTTTTGAAAGGAGTGATCATCAGAGGTAATCACACTGGCGGTCACATGATCATGGATACGCAGGAGTTTAGCAGCTTATGAGTTTTTACAAGCAAGCGCAAAAACAAGCAGTAGCGATAAAAATTGGTGATCGCTTCTTTTGTGGTTTTGGCAAGAAGCAGCGAGTTCAAACGGCTTGGAGTCTTGCTGGGGCAAACCTGTATTTGAGTGTTTATGACGACAAAGTAAAAGAGATTCTGGCTACGTTAGAAGAAAAGAAGAAGAAACCAGAAGTGATATTTGTCGAGGTGGCTGCATGAGAATACAGGCCGCATTAAAAGAATCTGGCCTGCGCCCAGCATGAGTGTATCAACTTACGCATCCAAGAAAAACAGGCGCTCACTGCAGAAGGTTCAAACTTCTGGTGAGCGTCTTATTTCGTGGTATCAAGATGTTGATATCAGCAGTATTGAATTTAATGAACAGCAACAAGAGCGATCACATGAAGCTTTCCTTGAATGGGTTGGCGGTGATCAGACTGTTGCTCCAATCCCTAATGACATCGTTTTGTCTTCACGATCCATGCTCGAGCGTGAACCTGAAAACCTTTCTGTTGTTGAGCGCAAGTTATATGAAGTTAACCCCGCAGATCGAGAATGGCTATCTGAACACTTTTCTGGGCTTCCACACTACCTAACTAAGTATTTCGCAAATCGCTATGTTTCTATTTTTAAGAAGCAAGGCCGCTTTGCCGCAAACACTTTCATTCGTGAAAAAATGGTGCCCGCGCATAGGCGTGTTTTGTTGGTGCTAGAGCAATACAAACAACTTCCTACTACTTCTAAGGTTGCTTTGCTGAGTGATGCTGTCGACGATGATAGCAAGCCTCAGCAAAACAACTTTGAACAAGCGAACCAGCAAGCCTGTTTCGACTTCGAGCAAGCCGAGAAAAAGCGTAAACCTGTTAGAAGCAAAATCATTGCCGAGCTAGTTGAAGATGAACTTCGAGAAATGGCATTCAAAATTGTGTCTATCTTGATTCGCTATCAAACGGCACTGACTCAGACCATAGAATGTGAAACTGAGAACGGTGAGAACATCGCGGCATTAATGGTCTACAAACAGTGTGTTTCTTTGGTACGTAGCTTTGGGGTAAAAACACCAAGCGATGACAAGAAGATTACGCCTGAAAATATCATGTCGTCTATCTCTAAGTTGAGTTGTGAAAAGTGGTGGTTTAGACGCTTAAAGCGCATTCGCAAGATTATGCGTGAACACTTAGCCATTGCTATGGGACAAGTGTCGGCAAAGGCGTCACCTTATGCTTCATGGGATTGCATTCAAGAACATAAAATTCAACAAAAGAAGAACTGGGATTTTATTCAAGGCCAGCTACTTAGAGAAGAGACCACTGGCGAAGAAGTTGAAATGGAAGACATGGTGTTGAAAAGCATGTCGAACCCTGCCATTCGTCGCCATGAGTTAATGGTTCGTTGTCGTGGCTGTGAAGATATCGGCAATGAACTTGGCCTACAAGGTTTGTTCTTAACGCTGACAACACCATCGAAATATCATAACAGCTATAAGAAAGGCGGCTTCATTCCACACTGGAACGGCGCGAGCCCACGTGAAGCACAAACCTATTTGAATAAGGTTTGGCAGCGCATTCGTGCCAAGTTAGGCCGTGATGAAATTCGTTGGTTTGGTATTCGAGTTGCTGAGCCACATCATGATGGTACTCCGCACTGGCATTTGTTGATTTGGGTTAAGCCTGAGCATGTGGCCAAGGTACGTGACGTATTTATTCGTTATGCGGTTGATGAAGACAAAGAAGAGCTTTACCCGTTCTTCGATCGTAACGAAAAACGTGCAGCCAAGAAGCAATCTATTCAAGGCCCATTCAATTATCAGCCTCGTTGTGACTTTGGGTACATCGATCCAGAAAAAGGCACAGCAACAGGCTACATCGCTAAGTACATTTCTAAAAATATTGATGGTTATGCCATGGATGAAGAGGTTTCGAAAGAGACCGGGCAATCTGTGCAAGCTATGGCCAAAAACGTCAACGCATGGAAGAGCCGTTGGGGTATTCGTCAATTTCAATTCTTTGGTGGGGCGCCGGTAACCACTTACCGTGAACTGCGCCGACTAGCTAGCCAAAACAAGAAAGCCTTTATGGAATATGTTTTTAAGCAAGAACGCGAAGAGTTGGCTTCTATCTACCTCATGTCTATGTACCGTTTAGTTGGTCCGTTTAAACCAGTTCATGTCATGACGAATGCAGAGCTAGTTGCTGTGATTGCTGAGAACTATGAGGCGAGGGCTGATACTAACCAAGTGAATGTCGCAGGAACAATGAAAGCGGCTGATTACGGTAACTGGCAAGGCTACATCATGGGGCAGGGTGGCCCGTTCGTTAAGCGTGAGGATTTGCTGATCACGAACTCTTATGAAGTGTTGCCGTTTGCTTCTGCGCATGGCGAAGACGTTCGTAAAATAGAAGGTTTTGTTGCTGCAGGTGAGTTGGTTAAGACTCGTCTTAAGAACTGGCAGATAGTAACAAAAACTGAAAATAGCGATGACGCTGAAGCGGGGGCTTTTGATCTTGCTCTTTCTGGAATCTCTGATTCCTCTCGGAGTTCTGTCAATAACTGTACGCTACCGCAGAAAGTACAGGTCAGCGATCAGCTTAAGCGATTATTAGAACCTTACTCTGTAGGTGGTGGGTTACCGCCAAACATTGATGGTTCAGCCCTAATCGCGCTGCAACAAGGCAGCTCAATTCGAATAGATGATGAAACGAGTATAAGAATCCGCCCAGCGGAGCACCTGCCATGCGGTACGGTTCGCCCTGCCCAGCTGGTTGAAGAGTACCAACCCCAGCCAGATTTAAGCTGGCTAGGTGAATTGGAGGTAAAACCGCCTGGACCACTAACCGGAGAAGATGACGACTATGAATATGAACAGCCTAATTTGTCGTTCTTTCCTGAAGCCGACGAGTGGCCGTTGATATAAGGTTCAAATTAGTTATCAGAATGAGGGGTGAATCTCGCTTCATAAAAACACTGTATGAATATTTATAAAAATACTGTATATTTATCCAGTCTTTTGGTTTGGAGTAGAGCTATGTCATTAAAACAACAGGACATATTTTTACAAGCGATGGAGTTCATTATAGATGCTGTAGCACTCAGCACTGAAGGTGAAAGCAGAGCTGATGTAGGTATTTATTTGATGGGTTTATTGGTTGCAGACCAAAGAGAAGAGTTGAAGCCTGAAAAGTTAGCCGCAATGAAGCAACTAATTGAAATGGCTGACGGTGGAGATAGCCCGGAATTTAAACTTTAGAGGATTGATAGCTGTTGTTTTAGTTCTTGGCGCTGCTCGGGGGCCAGGGCTTTAACCATTTCAAAAGCTAACTGAGAAGTCGTTTTAGCTGAAGGGCTAAGAGTATGGCTGAAGGTTAGGTTCATCACGAAAGAATGGCCGCATTCGGGGTCACTACAACTACAATATAAATCGCTATAACCCGCTGAAATACGGTTTGATTTTTGTATGCGGGATTTCTCGCCACACTCAGGGCAAACAACTCTCATATGACACCATAAACCTATCTAAATGATAAGTTCATACTACTAAATTATGGTGATGATTTATACAGTTCTACGAGATATGGAGCTGAATTTTTAAATCTACGGATGAGCTTCGCTTAACTGACTTAATGCTCTATCACGTTCATTTGTTTTTATAGATAAGTCTGAATTTTTGTGACGTGATCATGTATTAGTTTAAATTAAGAGTATGTTAATTAAGATAAAAATTAGATATGGTTGAAAGCCTCAGAGATTAAACGTAAAGCTGTGTCTCTAAATATGGTAATAAGTAGGAGAGAGTATGGAACAGGTTCTACCTTTTTCTATCAGTAATGAAATGGCTGTGTTCATAGGTCTCTTTGGTCCGCCATTATGGAAGTGGACTGTAGCTAAGTTTTCGAATGTAGCAGCTGGAGCGAAGGAATACGCGTTCTTCCGTGGAATTGAAGCATGGAAAAGGGAAAGGCGTTACAAAAGGTTGAAATCACTTAGACGCACTCGTTCGATAAGTGCACTAGTTAATGAACAAATTGCTATGTCCAATACATACTTTCTCCTTTTTTGGATAGTAGCTTTGTTCTATCTCTATTTGTTTATTGGAAGCCCCATCAAGGAAGTTTTTGAGATCGAGCAATGGTTAACTATTGGATTAGCTTCACCTGTGTATTACCTAGAAGTTAAATGGCTTTACGCATCAAGTAAGAAGAAAGAACTGTTAAGTATTATGAGAGCAAAACGTGTATAACAAGGCGTTAGGCGAAGGAGGTTGAAAATTGTCAGAATCAGTTTTTAGAGCTTTACGCTCTTTAAGTTACAGAGAAAAACAATACATAACAAAAGATGTCCCACCTTATTACAGCACTCTATCTGGGAAAGGGATGCTTGTATCAATCTTTTTGATTTTGGTTTCTGTGCTATTTGCTCTCGCTTATAAACTCACAGAATTTGATTGGTTTAAGTTTATCTCTTTATTCTCGCTTGTACTTTCTTATGTTTCGTATTATTCGCAGCCATTCATCCTAATGTACGAAAATCGAAGTACTATCTCCAAAGCAATATCCAATCCCATAGTTATACAATTGGAAAATGCCGCAATTAAAATGCCTGTTCGCCGTCGCTATCAAAAATACCTGATGTCACGAAAAACAGAGGATCTGAAGTTCACTTTAGATTTGCTTGAGAATCAGAGGAGGGATTTTGAACATAGGGTGTCTTTACTAGTTGGAAGTATAGATAAACTTGGCTTAACCCCAGGTCTTTTAGCATTGATAGCTTCATGGGATAAGCTTCAAAATATTAGCTATGATTGGGTATTAGCATTAGCCTATATTATCCCATTCTTATACGCATTTGCTTTTTACTGTCGAATGACCATTTCAAGGGTTGAGTCATACACATCATTACTTAAGTTGACGATCGATGAAAAAGAACACTTAGTATAAGCTTGAAGTGCGACACTTCTTATAGCCACCGCTTACGGTGGCTTTTTTGCATCTGCCATACAAGCTCACCTAAAGCACACCCAACCCACGGAAAACGCACTCCTCCTACCCGCCTGCGACGTTTTTGATCTCATTTTTTCGCAATTCTATTTCAGTGAAATTCTGCCGCCGCTATGAAGCCCTAACAAGCCGCTAGCCCTTTCGGAATAACGGGGCTTGCGGTCAATCAGCAGTGCTTAAAATGGGTTACAGAGCGCCTAATAAAATTGCGAAGAGTGCAAAAAATTGCAAGGAATTGAAATTCTGATGATCAGTGTTGATCTGGTTGGTTTTGTTAAGTGGTTGAAAATATAGTGTTTTTGTATTTTAGGTCAGTTTTTTAATGATCGTTTGTGTTTTGTGATGATCATTTTCGGTGTTGTTCAGCCCTTATGGAACAAGGGCTGAACGCAAATTACAGATAAAAACAAAATTGCAAAAAATGTCACGCTACTTAGGCCGCAACATTGTTCAAATTGAAGGTTAAATGGAGATGTTTGGGTACTTCTGGGTCGCGGTTCACGGCGTCCATGAACATTTCACAAGCGGGTATCACTTCATTTTTGCAGTAAACGTAATCAAATTTAATAGGGTCACCACGCGTACCACCGTTTGGAATGATAGCAGCCAGTTCAACAGGGAAGCGATGGCCGGTGATCACCTCTTGTGCGGTGACGTTCTTAATTTTCTCGTACTCATCTTTGGTCGCAATGTCGCCAACGGGTATGAGTTGAATCCCTTTCTCATTGCCGTTTGGAATATTGATGAACATAGAACGGAAGTTACCCACGCCACGGCTTGAAGCCATCTTCTGCTTTAGGTCGTCTTCATCTTCTTTACTTAAGTTCGGGTCGGTAGCGTAGAAGATAAAGCCCATGTGCAAACCGTTCTTATAGTAGCGGCGGCGGAACGTAGTTGAGTCTTGACTAAGTAACGCTGATTGAACACAACCAAGGTAATCTGGTCCACCGTAAACTTGCTGGACTGGGTCATATTGTTTGATGAATATGATGTCTTCTTTCTTGTAACTTTTCTGTTTGTCGCCACGCTCTAAGAAAGCAAAATTACCATTCTTACGTTTGCGTAAATACATAGTAGGAATAGGCCATAGCCCAATGACTTTGCCAAAGTAATTACGCAGCTTAAGCAGGGCCGTGTCACCAAATTCTAAGAAGTCATGCACGGCAGATTGCATTTGTTGCTTCTGCATTCCGCCTTGGGTGTAACGACCTGAGATCATATTGCGGCGAGCCATTAAGATAGAACCGTGATAAGCGTTGGCTCTAGTGAGTTTATTTAACCCAGCTCTATCCAAAGGTGGTTCCCAGTAGTCACCGTCTTCGTTGTAGTAAAGCTCGTTGTAATCGTAGTTGGTGAAATCACGGTCCATGATTTCCGGCTCACCAAAGCTAAACATCAAGCTTTCATCATTAGCGGATTCTTTCGTGATTATCTCAGTTGTCTGTTCAGTCATTGATTTACATCTGCCATGTTGATTTACGTTTTTCAGAGTGATCGAGCGGTTCATTAATGCAGGCATGAGAAATCGCCCAGAATGCATCGGCATGTCCGGTTAACTCGCTGCGCTCTGCTTTGAAGGTCATGTTGTTACCGCTATTGGTGGTCGCTCGCTTGATGGCCATGAATGCCATGGCGATATCTTTGTGCTCAGCATCAAACTGAATGCGGTTGGCTTCGACCACATCTATCATCTTCATCACCAACCGGTTCTTACTCTCATTGCTGTATTGAATAGCCACGGTTTCACGCGGGTGTTTTTTGTTAATCAGGTCATAGACACCCGCGCCAATGCCCGTTGTATCGATACCCAAATAGCTCACGTTATAACGTTCAAATACCTTTGAGACTTGCTGCGCCTGATACTGAAAGTTCAACCCTCGCCAGTAATGCTTTTCAAGTACTCTGAATTTTTCAACGGCAACAATGGGCGGTGCTACGACAACTAAACAAGCATTGTCTCGAGTTCGGCTTGGGTCGTACCCTAGCCAAACTTCACGGCGATCGAAGGGGTCTTTATCATTGGGCTTGAAGTCTTGCCACCGACTAATGTCTACCATGGCTTTTTCAAGGGCAGTGAACTTGAAGACGGAGCTGGCGCCATCAACGAAAATACACATAAACAGGTTATCGAAATCGTCTTTGCTGTATTCGTCGCGCAGTTCATCAATATCAAAAAGCTCACAACCACCTGCAGCTGCATCTTCAATCGTGACTACGTAACGCCACTGCTTATCCGGGCAAAGTCGACCGCCGTTTCGATATTCGTCAAAGGTAGGAAACTCAATGTTGGCGCGAGTATCACGACCTCTACGCCATTGGTCACCGGTCCAAAATGTATAAGCCTGGTGCGTTTTAGCTGAAGGGGTCGAGAAGTAGGTTTTACGCCAGTTCTTATGGGTCGCCATGGCTGACGCGAGTTTGTTCAGCTCATCGAATTTCGGGATCCAGAAATACTCATCCACATAAACGTGGCCATGATAACTTTGCGCGGTTTTTGAGTTGGTCGATAGAAAGCGTAGCTCGGCACCGTTAGACAGAATGATCGGGTTGCCCGTCAATTCAACACCTAAGAACTCTTCACCAATAGCAATAATGTAGCTTCTGAATACTTCTGCCTGTGCACGAGAAGCGGACAAGAAGATCTGGTTGTCGCCAGTCAAAATCGCATCTTCTAATGCTTCACCACTGAAGTAATAAGTGGCGCCAATCTGACGGGACTTAAGAATATTACGAGTACGTTGGTGCAGGTTGTTACGCATCGTGTGTTGATATTCAAAGAGCGCTTCATGCCAGGTCGCGAAGTTCTCTTTGGTCAGCTCTGCAATGTTGTTCTTCTTTTTGTTCTTCTTTTTCTGCTTGTCGTCAGACTTACTAGAACGAGAGCTTTTACTGTTAGCTTTAGCCGTAGGTTCTGTTTCAGTGGGTGAGTGTTTCTCTCCAACTGGCTGAGCTTGAGCATGGAATTTTTTAAGTTGTACGTGATGTTTGATGAGCCTATCAAGCATGTCGAGCTGGCCTTTGGTTGGGTTTTCCAGTTCAAGCAGGGTTTCAATTCTACGCGCTATCGATTCATCAATCGTTTGCTCGCGCAACATATCACGCCATCCAAATTTGTCAGCCCAGTGATAAATGATTCTGGTGCTGTTCAAACCTAGTTCGGAAGCGATTTCATTGGGCGTCCAAGCCTTTAAATAAAGGGAACGGGCCGCGTGTCGTGTTTCAGGAGAATATGCCATGAACCAATCATACGCCGAGGTGACGGCCTAAATTGCATAGCAAAATTCGGATGGATTCGGATACGTCCTGTATCCGAATTGGTCGGAATTGAAGTGGCTGAAACAGGTAAATCAAAGGCGTATTGTGAAGACCTGAAGCACCTAACTGACAAATTAATACTAGGTAAAAAACTCAAATGGCAAAAACCAGTGATTGGAAAATTGTAGCAACAGAAGGGCCGACGGTTGATGGTCGTAAGATCACCCGAGAATGGCTCATGCAGATTGCAGAAAATTATGCCTTGAGTGAATACACCGCTTTGATTTGGCCTGAACACAAACGCTTTGCTGGTTACGGAAGTAACTGGGGCAAAGTGCTTGCGGTTAAAGCTAAAGAAGTGGATGGGAAAATGCGCTTGTTTGCCAAACTTGAACCCAATCAATATCTACTTGAAGCCAATAAGCTTGGGCAGAAGCTGTTTACCTCCATAGAACCAAACCCAGACTATAAAGGGCAAGGAAAGTGCTACCTGATGGGATTAGCCGTGACCGATTCCCCTGCGTCGTCTGGTGTTTCATTACTTCAGTTTTCGCGACAAGAAGGTCAAACCACAGAGCTGAGTTGCAGCCAACTGGAAGAAATCAGCCTTGATGAGTGTTACTCAAAAACAGACCGATTCTTTGCCTTGTGTAATGCCTTTTTCAATTCTGGTGATGAACAACCAGAGCCACAACCTGATCCTGAACCAGAGGAAGAAGAAGTGACCGAAGAACAATTCAAAGCTGCGATGAAAGAGCAGTTCGGCATTATGAAAGGTGAGCTAAAGGATGAACTCAAACAAGAGTTTAACCTGCAAACGCAAACACCTAACGAACCCGAAGCCAAACCCGAAGGTGAAGTTCAAACGTTCTCTTTGGAGCAGTTCTCTAGTGAATTAGAGAAGCAGCTTGCTCCTGTAGCCGAGAAAGTACAAAACCTTGAAACCCAGTTCGCAGAGCTAAAGCAAGAAAAGCCAGGTCAGAAGCCAGGTGAAGAAGGCAATGGCGGCGAATCAACTGTGGAGGTCGTGTAAATGCTCAATGCAGTATCGACTCAATTTTTAGATGAATATTGCCAAGCCGTAGCAAAAGCGGGCGGTGTTTTAGATGCGTCTAAGCAATTCAACATCACGCCTGTGATGGAAACGAAGCTTCGTCAAGCCATTGTTGAATCTGACTCTTTCTTAAACCGTATTTCGAATATCTCGGTTGACCAAATTAAAGGTCAAGTGATCGATGTGGGTGACAGTGGCTTGCTGACAGGTCGAGTTAAAGACGGTCGATTCATGGGCTCTCTTGACCAAAGCGGCAATACCTACGAGCTAACCGAAACGGACTCAGGCGCCCATATCAACTGGATTACGATGACAATCTGGGCGAACTCGGGTGGCAAAGGTCAGTGGATGAAGCTGATGAATAACGCCATCACACGTAATTTTGCCTTAGATAAGCTGCGTATTGGTTTCCACGGTACTTCGATTGCGGGTGAGAGTACTGACCCCAAAGCTAACCCTATGGGGCAAGACGTAAATAAGGGGTGGTTACAGCTAGCGAAAGAAAAGGCCCCAGCTCAAGTCCTCCCTGCTGCCAAGCTAGATTCAACAGGCGTAACTGTAGGGGCGTATAAAAACCTCGATTCGCTAGTGAATGATTTAATCAATACAACTATTCATGAGGTTCACCAAGGTGACCCTGACTTAGTCGTACTGATTGGCCGCAACTTAGTGGCTGCAGAGCAGCATCGCTTATTGGAATCAGCGGAAGTACCGACTGAGCATAAAGCAGCTCAAAGCTTAGCTAAGACCGTTGCAGGTAAAACGGTGTATACACCGCCATTTTTCCCACCAAATATGATTTGGGTAACGAACTTAACCAACCTGCAGATCCTGACTCAAAAGGGTACGCAGTGGCGTAAGTCTCGCAATGAAGAAGACCGTAAGCGCTTCGAAACGTCATATCTTCGCCAAGAAGGTTATGCCGTGGGCAACTACAACAAGTTTGCAGCTATCGAAGACGTAACTGTTGTTGAACCAGTACCAGCGTAAGGGTGAATCATGGCAAGTCCATTAGCTAAGTTACGCCAAGAAGCATTGGCAAAACAGCAAAAGAAATCGACACCTGAGAAGCAGTTTGTCGCTAACCCAAACAGTTTACACCTGCTTCTAGCTGAACTCGAAAGTGATTTGAAGGTGCTTAAAACCTTCAATCGAACGGATGAAAAGGTTAACCATAAACGTGAAGTTTTGGTCCCGAAATACCGTGAAGCGATTGAAGCTTACCTTGCTGGTGACGAGCAGTTCGATAACCCGTTATTTACTCAAATGGTAATTTGGCTCTTCGATATCGAAGATCTAGAAACTGCCATTGAGTGGTGTGATATTGCTATCGAACGCGGGTTAGATACTCCTGAGCGATTCAAGCGAGACTTTGCCACATTCTGCGCTGATGAAGTGTTGGCTTGGTCGGAGCGTATGGCGGGTAAAGGCCAATCAATTGAACCGTATTTCTCCCTGGTGTTTGAGAAAGTGACCAGCGAGTGGAGCATCAACGAAAAGCCCACGGCGAAATGGTTGAAGTTCGCAGGTTTGTATCTACTTCGTAACGATGAAGGCAAACCTCATGCGGCTTCTGTCGGTGATATTGAAACGCTTCAGAAAGCTCGTACACACCTTGAAGATGCGCATGAGCAATACAGTGCCATTGGTGTTGGAACCATGATCGATAACATCGACCAACGTATCCGAGCATTAGAGAGTGGCGACAACCTCTAATTAACAGCTCCTAAGCCGTCGCGCCTCGGCTGACGAGGAAGAACAAGTGATTTATCACCCTGTTTATTCCGTCGACTCAGTGGCTAGAGGCGCACCTATTTAAAAGGGATTAAGCATGTTTACGGGTTCTTCAGATGCGCATTATCAAGACACTGAAATCACTAATGATGGTTTCTGGCCCAACTTAAACGTCGGTGATTTTGAAAAGCGTAGGGGAATACCAGCAGCGCAAGATCCTGATCGCATCACGATTGCTTTAGTGAATGCAATGGCAGAAGTGAACAGAGCTCTCGCAAAATTAAAGACACAGTATCTAGAGCAAGGTTATGGGAGTGCAGGTGATGTACCAGTAACCCCCATTGTAAATGGGAAAAACCGCTTAGTGATTCAGTATGAATCTGCGGTTAATTCGAGGGCTAAAGCTGATCTACTTCCAGATATTGCAACGGTTCATACAAAAGATAAAGGTGACCACCTCGCTGATAGATCAACAGACACACGTGACGACCTAATGGCAGAAAGCCAGCGAGTGATTAGAAATATGCTGGGTGTTTCTCGTTCGTCGGCGGCTTTGTTGTGAAAGGAGCGGCGATGAATACTCAGTATCAAGCCGGTTACAAGTTGCGAGACTTAAACGCATTTTTATCCAGTGTAGTGGGCGACAAGATAGCCAAGCGCATGGAATGTGAAATGGGCAAGGTGGAATTGAAACTGGAAACGAAGCACATGGGGCAAGGTTTCGACCTGCTTTATCAACGTTATGTTGCTGACTTTTACTTCGATAAGTTTCCTTTTAAAGAATATGACCCAGCGGTGTTGTTCGCGAATGTTGGAGCTTGGTTGATGGATAACGATTCAGGCCGTTTCCGCATTGAAGACCTAGACGACCCAGACGTCGACATAGTGCTAGAAGATGAGAGCAACGCCGAAGTGCTGATCTCAGTCATTTTTGAAGAACCTGTCAAAGTGAAGGCAGATCCAAGCGGACCAATCTATTGGAATGGTCAACGCTGGAAGATTGAAGAGTATGAGATTTGGCAAGCGGAAAGACTATCAAATGTAGTTATTCGGAATGCTTGAGATACGGGCCGATAAGCGTAGCTACCTGCGAGTTCAAGAGCAGTTCGAGCTACTAAAACTTAATAAAAAAGCCAGATCTAGAGTGCTGAAAGAGCTTGGCAAATACATCACCAAGACGACCAAAAAGAACATTCGAGCGCAGCGTGACCCAGACGGCACTCCTTGGGCGAAGCGTAAGAAAGGTCGAAAGAAAATGCTTAGGGGCTTTACCAAGCGGCTAAAGCATTTTCAAAAAGACAATAACCGGACTCTGGTTGTTGGTTGGCCATCAAGACGAGGTTCCGTTGCGTTGGCTCACCATACTGGTGAAGCAGAGCAAAGCGGACTGCAGCAGAGGTTCAAGCAGGCAAAGAAAGCCAAAGAGCCAAAGAAAACAGACCCGGCAACGAGAGAACAGGCGAAAGAACTACGCGATTTAGGTTTTAGGCTACCGCCTCAAGGACGGCAGAAACGAGGCAAAAAGCCGACGTTAAAGTTTATTACTCAAAACATGACGGTGGCAGAGGTCGCCAAACTGATTAGCGACTTGGAAAACAAGCAGCCCGCTCGTAAGTGGGCAGTCGATAGAAAAGAACGCCGGTTGATAGGCATCAGCCCCAAACGGGCAGCAATGATTATCAAGCGCGAACTGAAACGAAACAGGAGCAACTAAACATGGCATGGCCTACCGTCATTATTAACATTCTAAACATGATGCGCGGACCTATTCCGGGCGTTGAATTTCACTTTCTGTTTGTTGTGTACGGCACCGTTGCGGGCTCTGAGCGCAACCTAATCATGGTAGACAACACCACAGACTTTGCTGATAGCACGTTCGATAACATCGACCCAGTGCACATGCTCACACTAAAAGCGGCCCAGTTAAACGGGAAACAAAAATGGACTGCAGGTGTGATCGTTTTAGACCCTGCAGACAGTTGGCAAGCCGCCGTTTTTAAAGCCAATGAAACATCGAGCTTCGAAGCTGTTGTGCTTGATAAACCCGATACTGGCACATCAACCCTAGAAGCCGCTGTAGCTTGCCGGACTGAACTCAAAGCCAAGTTAGGTCGTGAGGTGCTCATGATCTGCACCTTGCCGGGTATCAATGATGATTCGGTGACTGGTGAAACGTGGGTGCAGTGGTTGGCTGCGACGGTAGCGGTACCAAAAAGTATCGCAAGTGAGTACATCACCGTTGTTCCTCAAGTCCACAAAGAAAACTCAACGGTAGGTATTTACGCAGGCCGCTTGGCAAACCAAGAAGTGTCTATCGCAGATTCCCCTGCACGAGTAAAAACAGGCAGCGTACTGGGCAGCATGGCTCTGGCGACGGATAAAGACGGCAAACCGTTGGAGTTGGCGACCCTTAAAGCACTGGAAGCGGCTCGAATTGCTGTTCCAATGTGGTACCCAGATTATCCAGGGCAGTATTGGACAACTGGCCGCACCTTAGATGTGCCAGGTGGTGACTTTCAAGATGCTCGCCATATTCGTGTAGCGATGAAAGCCGCGCGTAAAGTTCGTGTACGTGCGATTGCTCGGATTGCTGACCGTGAATTCAACTCGACACCAGGCAGTGAAGCAAGTGCCAAGCTCTATTTCACTCAAGACCTGCGCGAAATGGCAGTGGTAAAAAAAATCGGAGACTACGAGTTTCCTGGTGAAATCAAACCGCCACAAGATGAAGACATCACTATCACTTGGGTTAACAGTGAAGAAGTGGAAATTCTGCTCGCGGTTACGCCATATGAGTGCCCAGTGAAAATTACCATCGGCATCATGCTCAACAAACGACTAGGAGAGTAATCAATGCATTCTCGTTATACAGGTCGAAGCTTCGACGTAAACATGCTGGGTGTTCTGGTTCATGTGGAATCAGCAACCGCCACCATCAATGATGAATCAGCCGTTGATAAAGAGCGTGGTATTCCAACGGGTTTTACTCACGGTGCAGTTGGCTGTGAAGTGGAATATGAGTTGGACTTGAACAACTTCCGTAAGTTACAGCAAAAGGCACGTGAAGCAGGTAGCTGGCGTGGCATCAAACCTCACGATTGCATGTTTTATGCGAATACGGGTGACGACGAAGACAAAGTAGAGCTATTCGGTGTGAAGCTACAGATTGCAGATTTGTTAAGCATTGACCCTAACAGCAGTGACAAGACCAAGCGCAAGCTGAAAGGCTTTGTGACAAGTCCGCTCTTTGTTCGCATCAATGGTATTTCATACCTAAGCAAAGACGACACTCGCGGTCTTCTTTAAGCCTAACTAGAGAGATAACGAATGCCGGATTTTATCGACCATGCCAGTAGTAATGAAGCCAAATTCACCGAAATGGCAATTGCAAGCCAACGTAAACGGTCAGTTCAAACAAGCGAGCAAGAAAGTGCGCAAGAGTGCCATGAGTGTGGCGATGAAATCCCAGAGCTGCGCCGTATTAAAGTCGCAGGTTGTAAGTATTGCGTTAGCTGTCAGCAGCTAGCAGAGAAAGGTCTAATTTAGGGTTTTCCAATGAAAAAACTATTGATGAAACGCCGCTATTTTGAACACGGAACGTATTCGACTCTGCATCGTGAAGATGGCAGCAAAGTGTGTTGTGTTGTTGAACGACCAATGTTGAATAACAAGCCAAGCGAATCTTGCATTGTTGAAGGTACATATAGCTTGTTCCCTCATGAGTCCCCACGATTTGGTGAATGCTATGCCTTAGAAGCGGGCACTTTGGGTGTGACTCGACAGGGGCCAAGTCTGCGCACACATATTCTAATCCACAAGGCTAACTCACCTAAAGAGTTGCAAGGATGTTTAGCTCCAGGCGTTGATTTTGGTTTTGTTAATGGTGAGTGGGCCGTTGTGAATTCCACGGCAGCATTCAATGTGCTCATGACAGAGTTAGCTGGCGAAACTGCGCAACTCACCATTATTAAGGACTGATTATGTGGGACAAGGTTAAATCGTTGATCGGCAGTTCTGCTCCATTGATTGGAACGTTGATTGGCGGGCCTGTCGGTACGGCAGTGGGCGGCTTGGTGTCTAGCGCACTCGGTGTCGAAAATACGCAGCAGGCAATAGAGAACGAACTGGCAGCAAATCCAGAAGCCATTTTGAAACTAAAACAGTTAGAAGCGCTTCATGAAGTAGAGCTGAAACACTTGGCATTTGAGCACGCAAAGCTCGAGAGCGAAGAACGCAAGTTAGCCCTCACTCAACAACACGCAACGATGCAGGCTGAGCTTGCTAGTAATGATCCTTATGTGCGTCGCTGGCGTCCGACTTGGGGTTACTCGATGTGCGCTGCTTGGGTGCTGCTGTTTTTGAGCCTAGCTGTCGTCATGATGTTTCATCCAGAGCAAGCCGCCACTGTTGTGAATAGTGTGGTAGCCATGACGCCTCTGTTTGGTATTGGGCTGACAGTTCTTGGTATCAACATTCACAAGCGTTCACAAGACAAGCAAGTGTCGATGGGCAATACACCATTAGGCGCAATTCATACCCTGAAAACGGCGATTAGAGGGGGCTAGATGGCGGACTGGCTAGCTGCACTTGCAGCAGTAGGAATGTTGATTGCCGTAGTCGTGGGTGCGGTGATCACCCGATTAACAGCTGTTTCTAAAGATTTGGCTGAACATAAAACCCACGTAGCTGAAACCTACGCAACCAAAGACGATGTAAAGGAGTTGGGTGACCGAATGGAGCGCAATATGGCATCGGGCTTTGATCGAATTTACAACTTATTGAAAGGAAGAGACGCAGCATGACTAAACCAACTTTCACATCAAAACCTGTAGTAGTCGCAATCGATGGTACTGATTTTGAGTTCACACCAACGGTGCAAGATGCGAACAACCATACCAATGACATGATGCCAAACAACAAAGTGGCGCCTGCATACACGTATTTGACTCGCACGGTAAAACAGGAGCAGAAAGACGCGCTGATCGCATTGCTTGATAACGTGCCTGGTTTAACCATCGAGTTATTTGCAACTGTGAGTAATGCCTCTAAAGGTGGGATTGAAATCTCGCTAAAAAAATAACCAACAGGGCAAGGCGGATTGAAGATAACCCACTTGAACAAGCCTTTGCCCTGCGTCGTCATTTTCTACCCAATGAGCTCGACGACGAACAAAGTTTAAGTCGCGCCATCTGGCTCGATAAAAACCAGTTTGAACGGAGCGAACGAGCAGTAATGAGCGCAATCAGCCGATTGTTCAGTAAATAGTAGAAGTAAAGAGCGGGTAAGCATTACGCAATGAGTATGGAAAAGCTATTGATGCACGTGGCACTGGTTGATCAAATAACCAAGCCACTGCAAGGCATTACCAAACAAGTGCAATCTTCCATGGAAGCAGGCAAGCAAGGCATGCAGAACATGGCGACAGGTGGCGCGGGTTTGGTTGCAACTGGCTTTGCTATTCAAAACGCGTTGATGCCTGCGATTGAAATGGACAGAAAGCTAGGCGAAGTGAAATCACTGGGTGTACTGGATGAAGATCTTACCCAGCTTTCAAAAACGGCGCTCTGGACATCTGTTCAATATGGTAAGTCAGCGACAGATATTGTCGGTGCCTCATACGATATTAAATCGGCATTTGGTGATATTAGCGGTGCTGAGCTTTCAGATATTACCAAAAGCTCAGCAGTACTCGCGGCCGCAACCAAAGCTGACACGGCCACCATTACCAATTACATGGGCACTATGTACGGCATATTTAAAGATAGTGCCGATGAAATGGGAACTGGGATTTGGTCTAAGCAAGTCGCTGGCATGACCGCTCAATCTGTTGAGATGTTCAAGACTACGGGCGCAGGCATGAGCAGTGCTTTTACCAGTGTTGGAGCGAATGCAACAGCGGCGGGTATTGCCATGGAAGAGCAAATGGCGATTCTTGGTAAGTTACAAGCAACAATGAGTGGCAGCGAAGCGGGTACTAAGTATCGCGCTTTCTTGGGCGGGGTAGCAAAAGCCCAAGATGAACTAGGGCTCCGTTTTACGGATAGTCACGGCAATATGCTTCCAATGTTGGATATCCTTGAAAAGCTCAAAGGTCAGTATGGCGATACGCTTAGCGTAGCGGAATCGGCAGAGCTGGATAAAGCGTTTGGCACAAAAGAAGCCACAGCAATGATCAAGTTACTCATGGCTGATACCGAAGGTTTAGCAGGGAGCATTGAAACACTTGGCCAAGTACAGGGCATGTCAAAAGCTGAACAAATGGCAAGTGACATGACCGACCAATGGGAACGCTTGCAAGCCGTGTGGTTTGCCGTTCGCGCAGCCGTGTTTGGTGCCATTCTTCCATCTATCAATGCAGTTGTTGGTTCGATGGCTGACGGGTTGATGATGGTTGTCGGTTGGACAGACGAGTTTCCTTTTCTGGCCGAAATTTTGGGCTATGTCGCTATTGCAGGTTTATCCCTTGGTGGTGTGGTGGCAACACTGTCACTCGCAATGGGAATCGGACAAATGATGTCTGCAGGTTGGGCTGTCACATTGGCTAGCTTAAACGGCATCATGAAGTTACTGCGTATCAGTGCGATGGCAAGCACTGCCGCCGCTTGGTTGTTCAACACAGCGTTATGGGCGAACCCAATCACTTGGGTGGTGGCGGGTATTGCGCTACTCATTGGTGGACTTGCAGCGGCAATTTATTGGTGGGACGACTTAACCGCCGCATTCAAAGACGCTTCTTGGTTTGATGTGATAGCAGGAGCAATTGAGGGACTTGTTGATTTACTCAATATGATCCCTGGTGTTGATATTGAGCTGGGTAGCAAGATCGAAACACCGGAGGTAAGCGCCGCAGTGGAAGCTGAGCGCCATGCACCTAAGTCAATTGAGGCGGTGCCGTTCGACGCTCCTGAAATTGCATTTGTAAATTCAGAGCCTCATCCCGCTGTTGATATGGCAAACAATCCGTCACTGGTGTCTGATACGCAAGAAATACCGCCGTCTAACGGTGGCAGCATTGCTGACTATAAACAGCCAGGCACAATGCCAACGCTTCCGCCTAATATGGTTCAGAACGTCACGACTACACATAAACCGCAAGATAGCAATATGACTTCATACGGTGACGTTTACATTACTGCGCCGAACGGGGTTACACCGGACCAATTAGCTGAATGGGATGAACTCAATGCCGGATAGCGATTTGTCAGAAAGCAAAAAATACATCGACATCAAAGTAATTGATGGTGGTTGGGATATGGACGCGGGCCAACAGCCTGCCGAGTGCAGCGATTTATACAGTATCGCGCAAGATATCAAACACGCCATTATGGAGTCAGGTTTGGCGCGTCAATTGGTGGCAGAGCGTAACCCAGCCTTGCGCAGTGATGTAATGGTGCAGATAGAGCAGCTAGCCGAGCGTGATGTCAGAGTCGTTCCTGGCACTGCCACCGCAACAGAATTAGAAGCGGGTGACATCACCTTAACCGCAACCGCTTATGAATATGGTGATCTAGAACTTTCTGTAGGAGGTAACGGGGCATGAGCAAACGACCAAGTGCAAACTTTATCAAGATATTAAGTGAGTCGGGTGTACCGGTTACCGAAGATGAATTCGAGACCAAACTAAAATTAGAAGTGGTAGGGGCTGGCAGCAAGGTGTCTAACGACTCTGAAATGTCACCGTTTTGGCGATGGGTTCGCGCAGCCGTAGTTACCCCATGTGTATGGCTAATCAGAACACTATTAGCCGAACACGTAATGCCGAATATGTTTGTAGCGACAGCAGAACGTTGGGCCTTGGAATTGAAAGCTTGGGATCATGACATCGAGCCGAAAGACGCTGAGAAAACAAAAGGCAATATCACATTAACCAAGGCGAACGCGGCTGATGCTGTCACGATAGATGCGGGTAAGGTGGTGCAAACCCTGCCGATTGATGGTGTGGTGTATAAAGTTCGAGTGCTTGCCGAAACCGTGATTGAAGCTGGTCAGCTAACGGGCAAAGTATTGGTTGAAGCATTCGAAGCAGGCGCAGCTTTTAACTTGTCTGCCGGTTACTTCAATATTATTCCTGAAGAGATCCCTGGCATTGTCGATGCGGTTAACGAACCTGACTGGATAACCCAATTAGGCGCAGACGCTGAAAGCAATGAAGAACTGGCACTGCGCATTCAGAACGCTTTCACCAGTTCAGGTGAGTGGCATATTGATGATGTTTACCGTTCCATTATTTCCAGTGTTGCCGGGATTCGTAGCGATAACATCTATTTCAACAATACAGGTGAAGTGACACCAGGCACTGCAGAAGCGTTGATCTTAATGGAGGTCGGAGCAACACCACAGCCCGTTCTTGACCAGTTAAATGACCACGTTATGGCTAAAGGGCATCACGGCCATGGTGACGTGCTGACTTGTAAAGCCATTCCAGATACTGAGCACGATGTGATCGCCGATGTTGTATTGGTGGCGAACTTGGACGAAGAAACCAAAGTTAACGAACTGCTGGAAGTCGAAAGCCGTATCAGGGCTGCATTTCGTGAGACGGCAGCTTATCCAGAAATGACCCGCGCCAAACCTGAAAGTCGCTTTAGTCTTTCTCTGCTTGGTACTGAGATCCACACCAATATGGCGCAGGTCGAGTCGGTAAAGTTCACCGTAGGCGGAAAGGTTCAAGAGGACATTATCAGCGACCTAGAGCAACCACGTTTGAAAACGCTAACGGTAAGGTCGTAAGCCATGTCTGAACCTCAAAGCTACAACCAAGAGGAACATGCACCAGAGTTACCGGAAACGGTTATTCCATGGTGGCAAGACGGAAGCACCACGTCGGAAGAAATCAAAGAGCCTCACTTTCTATCAAAAGGCGTGTTTGCATTCTTCCAAATGGTTTGGGGTTGGTTGCTGTTCCCGCTTCGCCAAATGGATGCGCTGACATGCTGTGAAAACACCTTGGAGCTGATGGCTTGGGATAGAGACATCAAACGCTTTGAGGGGGAGCCGCTTTCGCTGTTTCGTAAACGAGTGAAATACGCTGCTGTGAATGCCAAAGACGCAGGCAGCGTTGCTGGGTTTAAACGAATTTTTGAAAGATTGAGCATTGGTATCGTTGCGTTTAAAGAGCGTGAAGATGCAGTGCAGTGGGATGTTTGCACTATTGAGCTAACAGACGGTGATATTTCCAATAACACCAAGTTGGTTCAAACACTGATTGAACAGTATGGCCGGACGTGTCGCCGTTACCGCTTTCAAGTGACGTTCCCGACAACCTTAACCGCTGCCAGTGGCGAGTTCTCACACAATCTCAGCCTGTTTTTAGCAGAGACTAAACAAGCTGTTGAAATGAATGTGAAACCACAACCAGTTGAACATCAACAACAAGTCTTTATTGCCAGCCTTTAGGTTGCGACCTTTGAACGGTATCGAGGAGGTACCCAATGAGCCAAACGGCGATCCCGCTCGAATTTGAGCGTTACTTGCAAAATCAGATAAGTGTCGGTAATGCTCCTGACATGAACGAAATGATTTTTGCGCACATTCCGGGGTTAGACCCAAGCCAGCCAATTAACCGTGGAAATGGTTTGCCTGATGTTTCGCTATGGGTTCACCAACAAGACATAGACCAAGTGGGCAAACTTGGTGACAACGCACTGGCATATTCAGTTGTGATCCCCGGTACCGTTGCAGAGTTCACCTTTAACGCGATTTATCTACGTGACAAGAATGTACCTAGTTCTTGCGGAATGGTGGTGCACAAAGCCGAAGAAACCAAAGAAAACGGTATGGCTAGCACAAAGTCATTGGTGCAAGCCTATGACGGAGCCGCGCAAATCGCTGGAATTACCGTTGATGCTTCGACGTGGCAGATTGACTATCAAGCACGTTTGAAAGGCATTGAAGAAGACCACCGTTTGGCCTGCTTAGATAACTATGGTCATACGGCTTTTGTTGATGGGTTCGACGTGACCCAACAAGCTGACCCGAACAAGTACAAAGTGACTCCAGGTGTTGTTTATGTCGGTGGTTTACGTGGTGTGTTATCGGGAGAAGTGCTGCAAACCATCACCACTAACCCCAACGGTTTATACGTGGATGTCGTTCGCCAAGGTACTGCGCTTTCAGTGTGGGAAAACAAAGTAACAATCGCAGTTTCTGAAACCGAGTTAACCGATTATGTCGACGGCAACGGAGATCTGCACTATGTCGCTAGGTTGGCGGGAATTAATGCTGATGGTTCAGTGGTTGATTGGCGGGTTGGTACACCTTTTGACCTACTGTTGGACGAACTTAACAAAGGACAGTTCTCGTTATGGCATGCTGAACGAGTATACAAAAAAGGTGAGAAGGTCTCTATTTTAGAAGGCGACGAATATGTGGACTATTGGAGTAATAAAGGTAATAAAAACGTTATGCCTAGTTTGCATGATGGCACGGATACTTGGAGGCGTTATCCATATTTATATATTGGGAATCAACATGGCGAAGCCTTTCAGAGATACGATGGCTCATTGTATATGCAAGGTGCTGCGGTACCAAATCAAGGTGCGTTTTCAGTTACTTGGCCTTGTCCAGTAAAAGAAATTCCAAATAGAAACCGGATTAAGGTATCAGGTAATATTAACTACGGTGCTGAAGTGAAAAAATATCCAGTTAATGTCGTTGTATCATCCACAATGTCAGGCTTTAGTGGAAACCAAGGATTGTTGGACCAAACATATGGGACATGGTCAGTGAATTGGTCTGTCGAGGGGGCTAAATGGGCAGATTGATAAATAGATTCTTTCAGGAACACGGACAAGGAAGTACTCGAGGTTTTATATTGGTTTCTGATGACTTTGAACCTTTAAACCGCAAACCATTAAATGGATGCGAATGGCGATGGATAGATTTTGAAAAAGGTTTATATGAAGAAAAAGAAATCAGTTCTTCTGATCCTGATTTCGTTGAAACTTATAATAAAGTCGACGAAAGACGCCGAACTTTATATGCTCAATCAGTAGATCCGATGCTTGCAGAAGCCGCAGTGAAAAAAGCTCAAGGAAATGAGGAAGAAGCTGCCATCTATACACAACAAGCATTAGATTTGCGTTCAAAAATCCAAGCCGAACACCCTTGGCCGACTCCGCCAGAGCTTTCTTCCGAGGTATAAGCCGTATGTGGAAACAATCCCCACTCAGTTGGCCTAGCAGTTCACAAACCATTCAAACCAGTGCCGAGCAGGTAACAGACCAAATCGGCATAACGATGAACGATGCAGTTAATCGTTTAATTAACCTTGAAAGTGACGCCAATTATGGGCGTCACTCTTTAAGTGAAGAAGCCTGTGCGTTAATTGGGTTACGTGGTGATCTTGAATCTTTGTTACGAGCTGGCACCGTACTAACTGCAACACCTTATCAGTTTCAAGTCGGTACCAAGCTGGATTCGGGTTGTTACCTAAACCCACAGGCGGCAGTCAAAGTGTTATCTGGAAAGCTCCGTGATCATGCTGACAAGTACCGACCTTTACCTAAAACAGAGGGCGGTAATCTTCATTGTGTCGCGCTTATGGTGACAGCTTCGCAGTTGGTACAGTTCGCTAATCAGTTGGCGGATCTTGTTTCCGTGTTTCCTTTACCAGATTGGTGTCAGGTGGCTAGGCAAACTCAGGCACTAGTGACCAAGGAAACCGATAAGCTTCACCAACCTGCTGCAATCGCTCAACCTCGCTTTAAACCTATGGCGAAACTCAACGCTAACCCATTGCATGACGCTTTGCATTGGCAGGGTGCGCAAATCGCCACACTAGAATCGTTAGCTGATGATGCAAGCAATGTGATCTGTAAACTGCAGGTACTAGCAATAAAGCGAGCCAACAAACTTAGTGAAGTAAAAGCCCAGATAAATGCACTTAAAAACCTAAAAGGTAGTGTTTACGCTTTTCCTGTTACTGGCAGTGCTGAAAGTATCGCAACGCAGATTAGCCAAGCGGGTGCACCAAACAATCATCAATTCACCGTGGTGAGTCTATTACTCAGCCATGAACCAATGACGTTCTTTGAAGAATTGCTTTGCTAGATAAAGCTCTGATAGGAGGCAAGTTATGTTAGCTCTCAACGGTATGCCGGTTAACTTAGACTCGATGAAAGTTGAAATGTCATTGGAGTTAAAAGACCAGGACATGAGCGGCCAATCATCGGGTACCGATACGGCTGAGCAAGGCGACAAAGGTAAGAAGCTGACCTTCAGTGGCCGTATTCCTTTCACTCGTATAGATACACTTACTCAGTTGTACTCGTTTGCTTCGGATAAAGGTGAAACCAACACTCGCCGCGTTTATCGAATCGGTAATGACATCGCGCTAGCACTCAAGATTCGCAACGTAAAATTCACTGGCCGTATCAATGCGAGAGAGCATGAAACCCTGCAGGCTTGGAACGTCTCTTTTGAGTTGCGAGAGCACAACAGTGTCGCAGAGCAAAAAGAGCAACGAGCCAAAGAACAGACTAAACCAGAGCAACGAGAAAACACTCGACTAAAACAGGCATTGAATAACGCAGAGGAAGCAACGCAATGAAACTAGAGAAACGCCTGTTTATCAGTGGTGAAGAAGTAAAATTGGTGAGCAACATGGTGAGCCTAAAGCTATCACTAGGCAGTGTTGCTATCTTCGAAGTTGAAACCAAGGCAAAGCCAGAGCAGTTTGCGTCTGTACGTTTTGATATTGGTTATGAGAACAAAACCGCCCCTTGGTTTGAAGGGTATATCGACAAAGTTCAACCTGCAGCCAACGGCTACCACAAGCTCACGGTCAAAGAGCTAACAGGCATCTTGTCTAAACGTTGGGCTGTCAGCTTAGAGCATCCAACCGCAGAGCAGGTGTTCGACACCCTTTCAGGTTTAACAGGGCTTGAGTTCAACTTGCCTGATGCGGATTACATCAAAACCACCATTCCAAACTTTGTTAGCCAGGGAACGGGCTATCAATGTTTAGAACAAGTCGCTAAGGCGTTCTCTATTCCTGATTGTGTTTGGTTTCAACATACTGATCAGGTGGTTTACTTCGGTTCGTATCAAGATAGTCACTTCCACAATAAACCGATTGCACTACCTGAAGAGTTCACCAGTCGTCAAAGTGGTAACAGTGTCACTTTTATTCCATTCCCAATGCTTAGGCCGGGTAGAGCCATGAACGATAAGCGCGTCAATCGAGTTGATTTAATTCAAGACGAAATGACCGCATATTGGAAGGCTGAGCAATCCGAAGTTCCACCAAAGAAACGTGAAACGCTGCAGAACTTCCCTGAGTTGGCGGCGGGTTTTCATTTACCTAAGTTTGGCCGTGTTGAGGCGGTAAGAGACACCGCAACAGCAGGGCAGGTCACAGACCCATTTCGCCCAAGGTATGCGGTAGATGTTCAGGTGTTAGATGAAGACTTAAATCCAGATATTAACGTGCCTGTTTATCGCTCTATCCCATTGCCTGTTCAGATGAGTGGACATGAATCCGGCTTGATGGCTTACCCACTTGAGGGAACATTTGTCGAAATCGCCTTCGCATATGGCCGGAACGACAGGCCTATCATTCGTGGTATTTATGGCAGAGAATATGCGTTGCCTTCGATAGAGCCGGGGGAACAACTGCAGCAGCAACGTGAAGAGGTTAGCAACCGAATTGATGCAGCAGGAAACATCGCCCAGAAAACCGACCAAACGCAAAACCAAAAAACATTCGAAAAGCTTGATCAAGCAGAACGCTATCGTGGTGAATTTGGTCAACACCATATTTTGGTCGATGAACACAGTATTGAAGAAGTGATCGGTAAAAAGCTGATAGAAGCTCTAGGCGCAATAAACTTAATTGCAGGAGATGACATTGTGCTAGGTAGCTTGGGAAACATGCAGACAGCTACCGCGGGCGAATTAGTGGAGACTATTGGTAAAGTTCGTCGAAGTATTGCAGCAGAACACCAATGGCTGCAAGCACCAAGAACATGGATTGGCTCAAAAGAAGAGAACGTGCTGATTTTGCTGTCTGAACTTATGCAGGTAGTGAAAGAACTCGCGGACACACTGGCCAGCCATACACACAGTGGTGTAATGGCTGGCCCCGCAACGACCAAAGCTCCAGTTCAAGCGAGTGCTATTAGTGGTCATGGTGAGGGTAGTTCAAACTTGAAAGAGCGACTCAACTCAATTACGCAAACGACTTAGAGAACCAAATGCACAAATAAACGTATTTACAGATAGATGAGTTGCTAACTATCGGATAGAAAAATCGGGATTTCAAATAAGTATGGTGAAGCTGAGCCTATGGAATGAGTAACGGATAACTGCATCATGGTATTATTTGGTTGTAAAAAATAACCGAAGACTTTAAAATTCCAGCGAATTAAAACAACTGAACTTAATAATGAAATCACTGAAAAACAACGAAATTGAAGTGCTTAGAGCTATAGCTATCATTATGGTAGTGGTCGCTCACTTACCATTTTTATTACCGTGGGGGGCTCAGTGGATTTCATCAATAAACACATATACCCATTTTTGGGGGGGTGTGGATATATTCTTTGTTATTTCTGGTTTTTTAATAACTAGAAGTATTTTAAATAGTAAGGTTGAATATCATAAAAAATCAGAATTCATTGATTTCTATAAGGGTTTTTTATTAAGGCGATTCTTTAGGTTAATTCCAACATCTTGGTTCTGGGTTTTGTTCTCAGTTGCAGCTGCAACATTTTATAATCAATATGGTTTTTTCGGAGACGCATTTAGAAATTTAATTGATGCAGTAGGTAACATGTTTTACCTTTCTAATTTTAGGGCGTTTTATTGTGGGCAAGGTGTAGGAGTTCCTTGTGGAATAAACGGGAAGTTATGGTCGTTATCGTTAGAAGAGCAGTTTTATTTTTTGTTTCCAATCGCTATTTTTATTTTTAGAAAAAATGTTGCCTTACTATTAGCTCTAATCATAATCATTCAGTTTCCAATGCAGAGGATTATTGGGGAATTTCTATGGTATTTTAGAACTGATGCTATTGCGTGGGGATGTCTCATAGCTATTTTTTCAAGGTCTAAGTATTATAGAAATATAAAACCTACTTTTTTAAAATATTTTCCATTAAGAGTAATAACTATTGTTTCTTTACTCATTATTAATATATTGTTTGCTCGCTCATACTATAGTGAGTTAACTCCTTACTCTATTGGAGTTATAGCCCTAAGTTCAGCAATTTTAGTGTGGGTAGCATCGTATGACGAAAACCTGTTATTCAAGGGGTTATCAAAAAACCAAATTACTCTTTGGGTTGCATCTAGGTCTTACTCTATCTATCTATGCCATGGTATTGGGTTTAAACTAGTAGCTGAAACAATAGGGGTTCTTGGGTTTAAAATAGAAACTAGTGATACAATTGGAATTATGATTCTGGGAGTGATGGTTACTTGTATTTTGTCAGAGTTTTCATACAAGTTTATAGAGAAGAAATTCATTGCTATTGGAAGAAATATAATAAATAAGAGAGATTCAACAATAGCCAATAGCGTAGGTGCATCTTCTTAGTTTACAAGTAATATATTCGCTGTGTAATTAAATAGTAAGCTTATGGGTATTGGTTCGGTCGCAAAAAAGTGGCGACAAAAATGGCGGCATTCATTGTAGAACAGCGTTATTTATGGGTATAAATTGCTACTTACTACTGTTTTTATATACACAATGCCTGGGTTAAGTTATTGATTTTATTATAATGTCACTTGTTTTTGTTAAGTTCTACGGCATGTCGTCTCAGTCGGCTATGGACAAGCACTCAGGTGGCGTTGCTAAGTACCGCGCTGCAGAAGGTAAAACTGTTTTACTTCCGTTCCGTGGTTCTGTTCACAACACAATTTCTGACATCCTTGGTGGTGTACGTTCAACTTGTACATACGTAGGCGCAGCGAAGCTTAAAGAGCTAACTAAGCGTACAACTTTCATCCGTGTACAAGAGCAAGAGAACAACGTATTCGGTAAAGAGTAA